TTTCAACAACCTGTTCGTCTTGATCGAGACGGGTTCTGGTCGATTTTCCTTTGGGCCTGGGGCCGGTAAACATGCGCGAGAGACGGCCATCAATGACCACCCTCGTCGCTTGGTAGAACATATCACTCATGGTTTAGATTACCACTGTTGGTTGAATTGGGGTGTAGCAGTTGAGCAGATTGGTGGCTTGTATGAGTAGCTCACGGGGGCCACCACACTTCATCTGCTCTATTTCTCGGCGCTGGAAGCAGGGGATGACTACCCTGTTATGCGCTCAGACTGACGCTGCTACTCGCCTGCCAAGGAGGTACGCCCCCTAATCTTCGTCTTCTTCGATCCAGAAGTTGATTTGCACGCGGTTGCCGTAGTTATCGACATCGCCTTCGTCGTAGTTGTGCTTGACGTTTTTTGGCGCGTACTTCAACCACTGGGCGAACTTGCTGTCTTCGTACAGGTCATCGCTCTTGAAGGGAGCCATGATTTTGCGTGTGACGTATATCTCGCCTTCGTACATATCACACCAGTTCTCGCCTTGCGCGATGTGGAAAGGTGAGTCGTGATCGACCGTGTTGACGTGTTCGAGGAAATGGCAAAGCAAGACATCGAAGTCTCGCAGACTAAGCTGCTCTCTTAGCTCAAACGGATCGTCTGCTTGGAACCGTTTATTGTGCAGTTCGCGCAGCGCCTTTCGGCAAGCCTCAAGGCTTTTCTCTTGCTCCTCAAACCGTCCCTGCTTTGCTTCCATCTCGAACAGAGCGGTTGTTGCTTTTGAAAGCTCGGCTTTGAGTTTCTCGTTTTTAGTTGCCAGCTTGTCCATTTCTTCAAGCCGTTCCTGCGCGACTGCGGTCAGAGCTTCGATCTTCGCGTTCTTGGTTACATAAGCCATGTTGTCATCCCTCCTTGGATGGTGTTGTTGTGTGCGCTTTCTTGTCAGCGCAGGAGGGATACTCATTTATGTAAGTTTACTTGTCAACAATTTTTATCAACTATGTTTTGACACCACCAAAAAAGGTCGTGTTCTTCCATGTTGTGTTTCATAAGATTTACGCGCAGGCACACAAGCTGTACGTTTCGAGGGCTGAAAAGGTAACCTTTGTCTTGGTCGATTCGGTCAAGAGACACGTTCATGTCTTTTCCCTTGCGGCCCTTGCCGTCCTTAGCTGCTTGCATGAGGACACCGCTTAAAGCGCAGCGCCCGCCTTGCTCGTGCCATATCTGCATCACCTTGTCGATGTCGATATCGAAGGCAAGGCCGCGCTTCTTGGCCCCGTACTTTGCCTTGGCAACGGTGTTGCGAAGGTAGTCCCTGGGGCTGTTGTTTTGTGTTTTTTGCTCTGCGATCCTGCGACACGCTCGGCATGTTGGTTCAATAGATCCATCTGGCCTCTCGTAGAACAAATGGATTTGCTTGTCCTCCCCACAGACAGTGCAAGTCTTTGATTTCATTAAGGAATTATACTAGAAAGGCACGTCATCGTCGCCCCAGTTACTGGGGTCTAACGGGTCGAGCCTGTCATCTTCTGTCCACTCGACACGGATACCAAGGTACGCCTCAAAGTTTTCCCGCGCTTGCCTCAAAGCCTCTAACCTTACCGCCCTGAAACGGGCTCCACCTGCACGCTTGTGAACCTCTTCCTCATAAATGCCGGTCTTGCGTAGCGCCTTCCAGAAACTGTTCTCTCTTACAACCGTTTCGTATCGGCCTTTCACGCTTGACGTGTAAATGGCGTAAAGCTGTGTCTTGCTGACCTCTTCGCCAAACTGGAGCGACTCGCCTGCGATCTTATGTTCTCGAAACTCTGCGTTTTGCAGACTCGACAACAAAAACGCATCGACACCGCTCAGGTTCTCTAACTTCTGTTCGTCCAGCGCATCGGTCTGCGGTGCCTTGCGGACGTTCACCGATGACAGATCGAAGTGCTTGAGGTAGTACAGCAGCGCAGAGCCGCCACCGTTGTGGAACCACGAGTCGAGTGCCTCAAAGTATTTGCTGTCTTCCTTGCGCTTGGCGCTGATGTCGAACACGGCAAACCGCCGCTCGTCTAGCGTTGCAGGCACAACGAAGTCATCGTTACTGGTAAACACAATGCGTGTGTAGTTTGGTGCCATATAACCGTCCACGCCTTTCTTCTCTACAAAGATTTGGCTGGCGGTGAGTAGGTCTTTGAGCGCCGATTCTGCTGCCTTGGCTCCGGCCCAGTACGCTTCTTCGCCGCACAGGAGTAGCGTCTCTTGCAGGTGCTTGTTGAAGTTGCCGGTGATGTGCTCTGCCTTGCTGGCACTGGTGAAGTGGCTTTTGACTAGCCAGCCCAGCAGTTCGGCAAACTTAGTCTTGCCTGTACCCTTCAAGCCTCTGAGCACCAGACCGATGCCGATTTTTACCTGCGGCTGCTGAACCATCTGAGCGCACCACGCGATGATCCAGTTCGCGTTTGCGACGTTTCCGTCCGCGATTACGTCCGTGATGAAGTCGATCCACGGCTGCACGTCACCTTGCACGGGCTCCACTGACCACCCGCGCCAAAGGTTATACTGGTTGATCGACTCGCCGTCAGGGCTAAACGCCAGACCGGCGGGGTAAGTCTTGCGGTCTTCGTGTTCGAGCCACATATCGACAAGATTCACTAACCTGGGCGTCTTGCCCTCATAGCTCATAACTCGTTGATTTTGAAACTCTTTTCTTACGTCCTCTAAGCCGTACAGGACTGTGCGGTCTTGGAAAATGTCATCTCGCACCACCCGTGCGTGGCCTTCAACGAGCACCAGCGACCAGTGTTCGAGCATATGGGGTAAAACCCCATCGACCTTTTCCCGCATATTTTCTTCGGCTTTTTCTTTATTGGACAGAGACGCCACATACGCCAGAGTGACAGGCACCTTGCCGTTGCTGTCGAAGCTGTCCCAACGCTTTTCGCACTCCCCTTCTTTGAACTTCTCACCGTCAGCAGACCATTCAGCCCAAAGCTGTAGACCTTCATTTGCGCCGTCAAAATGGTGGTGCAGCGCCATGCCGATGCGGAACCAGTGATCGTGGTCGATGTCTGGATCGACTGAGGCAAGCATGTCTCTAACATCATCTTGGTCAGCCTCGAACTTCGGGCGCAGGGCCAAAAGTTCGTCGTACTCACCGGCACTACTGTCGGTGCCTTTACGGCTTTCCTGCCAACCGGCCTCGTGAGCTTTGCGCTCGAAGAAAGCGACAAACTTCTGCGCCATTTCCTCTGTCAGTTCTGGTAGTTCCGCGTGGTTCACACTGTCGAGCGAGGCGTATGACTTGAGCCATCGGTAAGGCTTCTGCGTGTCAGGGTGAATCCCGAAAGCCACAAACTGCTGACCGTCACCGAGCACCTCGACAGCGTGTTTGTTGCCTTCCTGGCACTCAAACTCAGCCGACTTGATCTTCTTTCGCGGGTTTCCGCGATAGGCGAACAGCATCTTGGGCTGATTACCGATCCGTGCTGCGGCGATGCCGACATTCTCTTCGAGCCACGCAGCCATCTTCTTCACCATGCTGACGTTGCGGCAGTCTACGTCCACGGCGATGGTGTTTTTGCACAGCACACCGACACCGCTGTCAGGCCATTCGGCTGTCCACCGTTCTAAATCGTCATGCGTGGCCTGTGCTTTTTGCCATTCGTCAATGCACGGATATTTCTTGCCCCTTTTTATGGGGATGATTTGATACCCACGGTCAATTAACCGTGCGCCTACTTCTTGCAACATAACTCCCCCGCTGTATTAGTTGTTGTCTGCTAATTCATCGCAAAAATCCGCCCAATCTCGACATTTGTCAGCAGCCATCTCGAAAAAAGATGCTGTAAGACTGAACGCAGCCTCAAAGGCTTTAGCTACAACAGCCAATAATGTGTAAACCTTTTTCATCGTTATCCTTTCTGCCACTCCGTGGCTAACTGTTGAGTTGTGGCGACAAGTTCTGGGCACAAAGACCGCCACGTCACCTCGCCATTGGTCAGCATCTCAATCTGACATGCCCGAGCAGCAGGCACTTCGCCTGATGTCCGCCATTTGCTGATCGCTTGCTTAGTCACATCCAGCCTTCCCGCCATGCGGTTGAAGCTGCTGTTTGCAAGCAAGTAGCAAGCACGGTCTAACTGCTCGACTGCGTGCCGTCGATTTGGGTCTGTTTGGTAGACCATTTGCCTCGTCTCCTTTTAGTTGCGATTAGCGGTTGACAAGATAACGGACACATAAGTATCTTTGCAACCTGAATTGTCATATTCAACATTTAGTTGATTTCGGGAGGTTAGCAAAACTGTGAAGCAAACAGAACTCAATCTGGACGAGCCTGCTCACGCTGAACTTAGCGCAAGCTCGGCTCACCGTTGGATCGCGTGCCCTGCCAGTGTGCAGGCCAGCCGTGGGATGCCTGATAACTCAGGTCAGGCCGCAGAGGAAGGAACAGCCGCGCACGAACTTGCAGAGCAGTGCCTCCGCACAGGCGTAGAGCCGCATGAGTACATCGGCAATGAGTTCAACGGGTTCCGCGTTGGGCAAGAGATGGCGAACCTTGTAAAGATTTACACGGACTACTGCCGCAGCCTGCCGCAAGGCTTCACCTTCGTAGAGCGCAAAGTCGATTACAGCCTGTGGGTTCCAAACGGTTGGGGCACAGCGGACTACATCAGCATAAAAGAAGGCGAAGCCTGGGTGGTTGATCTCAAGTTTGGTCGCGTACCAGTAAAGGCTGACTGCGACCAGTTGAAATGCTACGCGCTTGGCGTGCATTACGAGTTTGGCTTCGACTCACAGATCGACACCATCCACATGACCATCGTGCAGCCGCGCCTTGGTTCAATCGACACGCACACCATGAGGTGCATATGAGTCAGACGGGCTTACTGAACTGGGGGCGCACTGTTCTTGCCCCCGCCGCCGAAGCTGCGTTAAGCGAAAACCCTGAGTACAAAGCTGGCGAGAGCCAATGCCGTTACTGCAAAGCCGCGCCGACGTGCAAAGCATTATCCGAATACAACATGGAACTGCTGCAAGCGGCGATAGACGAGCCGATCACACCACCAGAGCCAGAGAAGCTGACGGTTGAGCAGATAGCAAAGCTGCTGCCAGAGCTTGGTTTGATCAAATCGTGGTGCGACAAGGTTGCGACCTACGCATCCGAGATAGCTCAGGAAGGCACAGAGATAGAGGGCTACAAGTTAGTCGAGTCAAGAACAAACAGGCGTTGGTCAGACGATCAAGAAGCGATCCGAGTCATGCAGCGCCTAACGAATGAGCCGGTATATGCGGCCAAACCAATTTCGCCAACCCAAGCAATAGGAATGCTGGGAGCGAAATGCGATGACGTGAATGCGCTCATCGTCAAACCGGCAGGGAAGCCGACCCTAGTGCCTGAATCTGACAAGAGACAGGCGTTAGGAAAACCAGCGGATCTGCTAGATAAATTGGACTAAATAGGTAAATAGGTATGGACAAGACAGTAGTCTTAAAAAACGTGCGTTTGTCGTTTGCTGACATTTGGCAACCAAAGGCTTTTAACCCAGGTTCACCGCCGAAGTATTCGTGCAACTTCTTGCTCGACAAAGAGACTCAGGGTGACCAGATCAAAGCCATTGAAAAGAAGATGGCAGAGATGGCGATGGACTTCTTTAACGGGAAACCGCCGAAGGGGATCAAACGCTGCTTAGGTGATGGCGAGGAAAAAGCCTACGAAGGCTACGACGGCCAAATGTTTATTAGCGCAAGCAGTAAGCGTCAGCCTGAAATTATTGACCGCGACAAAAGCCAATTAGTCGAGCTTGATGACAAGCCTTACAGCGGTTGCTACGTCAACGCGGTCATTGGGCTGTGGGTTCAGGACAATCAGTACGGCAAGCGTGTGAACGCGAACCTCGATGTGATCCAGTTCCAGAGTGACGGTGAGCGGTTCGGCGGTGGTGGTGGCAGCAAAGCTGATTTGCTTGATGACATTAACGATGAAACCGCAGCGGATGTTGCTACCGAAGCAGAAGACTCGTTCTTCGAGTGATCATCTCAATCGACTTTGAGACCTACAGCGAGTGCGACATTCGCTCCGCTGGCGCATACGCCTACGCAGACCACCCCTCTACAGAGGTGATCTGCTTGGCGTGGCGTGTTAACGAGGAACCCCCAGAGCTTTGGCTTTGGGGTGACCCTCCACCCGTTGAGCTTTTCGGCTATATAGAGAAAGGCGCACAAATCTGGGCTTGGAACAGCTTCTTCGAGATGTGCGTTTGGAACCTTGTGCTGAAGTGGCCTCTCATTCCGTATGAGCAATGGAACGACACCGCAGCCCTTAGCTCCGTACAGGCTTACCCCCGTGCGCTGGGAAACTGCGGCAAGTTCTTAGGGCTGGAAGGTGACCAAGCAAAAGATAAGCGCGGCAAGCTGCTGATTCAGCGGCTGTGCAAGCCACAAAAAGTAAGGGCCAAGCGTGCGAAATAGAGACCCTGAACTGCTTCAAGAACTGTACGACTACTGCGAACAGGATGTTGTTGCAGAGAGCGAGATACGAAAACGCCTGCGCGATCTGCGCGGGTTAGAGCGCAAGATATGGGAGCTAGACCAGAAGATTAACTGGCGAGGCGTGCGCTTAGATAAAGAGAACATTGAACATGCGTTGGCGATCATCGCTGACGTAGAACAAAAACTAAACGCAGAAGTGTTTGAGCTTACGGATGGCGAAATGTCATCGACCAGCAGCCGCGCCAAGGCTCTGGACTGGATCAACCGCCAAGGTGTGTCGATGGACAGCTACGACAAAGCTGCTGTCGTTTGCGCGCTCGAAGGTTCTTGCCCTCCCAAGGTCGAGCGGTTCCTGCAAATCCGGCAGGCGCTGTCGCGCAGCAGCACCAAGAAGTACCAGGCTATGCTGTCCTGCCTTGGCCGAGACGGACGGGCTCATGGAAGCATGATCTATCACGGCGCTGCCACTGGCAGATGGACAGGCCGTCACTTCCAGCCGCAGAACTTACCGCGACCAACAGTCGATGACGTTGATGCGGTTATTGATTTGCTCAAACACAGAGACCCTTCACTCTTTCCATGCGAACCGATGGAGGCACTGTCCAGTTGTTTGCGGGGAATGCTGATTGCCAGCGAAGGTAACAGGCTAATCGTCAGCGACTACAGCGCCATCGAAGCGCGTGTGATTGCGTGGTTGGCCGGTCACGACACAGTATTGCAGTCGTTTCGTGACGGCCTTGATCTGTACAAAGTCACAGCGTCAGAGATGTACGGAATTGCGTACGTCGACGTGGACAAAGATCAGCGATTTCTCGGGAAGGTAGCCAGTTTAGCACTTGGCTACCAGGGTGGTGTCCGCGCCTTCCAGAAAATGGCGCAGAACTACGGCACCGATGTCGATGAGCCTACCGCCATTAAGATCAGAGACGATTGGCGTGCAGCTAACAAACCGATAGTGAAGCTGTGGAACGAAGTTGAACGCGCAGCGATGAACGCAGTGCGTTATGAAACAGAGCAGACCACGCGCTGCGGATCGTTCAAGTTCGTTCAACGCGATCTTTTCTTCAAGCTGCCATCAGGGCGGATACTGTCGTTCCCCAGAGCTTCACTAGCGGACAGCGCGTATGGCGAGAAGCTGGTTTATGAAGGCGTTAACAACCACACGCACCGCTGGGGTCAGATAGACAGCTACGGTGGGTCACTTGTTCAGTCGATCACACAGGCTGTTGCCAGAGATTTGTTAGCGCAGTCTGTGCTGAACCTAGAGAATGCTGGCTACCCTGTCGTGCTAACTGTGCATGACGAGATAGTCGCAGACGTGCCAAAAGGATTCGGATCGTTAGACGAGTTCAACACATTAATGTGCGAACTGCCTTCGTGGGCCAGGGGTCTGCCCGTGGACGTTGAAGGCTATGAGTCGGAAAGATATAGGAAGTAGGAATGTGGATCGTACCAGACAATTTCCGAGAGTGCTCTCACTCTGTACAGGATATGGTGGAATCGAAGGAGGACTTACTCTTGCCGGGTTTGAACATAGAGTCGTCACTTATGTGGAGATCGAAGCCTTCGCCATTGCCAACTTGGTGGCGAAGATGGAAGAGAGGTCTTTGGCTCCCGCGCCTGTGTACACGGATCTTAAAACCCTACCAGTGGGATGTTTTCGAGACAGAGTTGAGGTGCTCACTGGAGGGTATCCTTGCCAGCCCTTCTCATCAGCCGGAAAGAGGCGAGGAAGAGATGATCCCCGACATTTGTGGCCCTACATCTTCGATCATATCCGAGCAATTAGACCTGTTCGATGTTTCTTTGAAAACGTCGAAGGACACGTCAACCTCGGACTCAGAGAAGTCCTTAGCGACTTGGAAAGCCTTGGTTACAAAACGACGTGGGGAATATTCAGCGCGGTTGAAGTCGGCGCGCCCCATCAGCGGAAGCGCGTTTTCATACTTGCCGACACCACAGACAGGCGATTATCGAACTGGGAGCGCCCCTGGATCAAAAAGAATGAAGAGGAAGGTGGGCCAGAGGTGGAGTCAGAACTTGAACGACTACGTCGTGCAGTGGCCCACGCCGACAGCCTCAGATTACAAGGGATCAGGCCCGACAGTGATACGCAAGGATGGCAAGGACAGATCGAAAGATCGCTTAGATTACGCGGTAGAACAACAACCCGGCACCACTGGGAAGTTGAACCCCCGGTGGGTCGAGTGGTTGATGGGCTTGAGCACAGGGTGGACAGGCTTAGGCTTTTGGGAAACGGGGTAGTGCCTCAAACAGCCGCGCTTGCTTGGGCTGTTTTGTCGGAACAAATACAACAAGATAGTGAGTAATCAACCGATGCGAGAGTCCCACGTTGAAAGGACAGTCAACGCTTACGCGAGAGAGCGAGGATGGTTGGCCTTCAAATGGACATCTCCGTCACAACGTGGCGTGCCGGACATGATTTATTTCCGCGAAGGCGAGTGCCTCATGATCGAATTCAAGGCTCCAGGCAATAAACCAACACCGTACCAGAACGCCATTCACAAACGATTGAAAGAACAAGGCTTCCACGTTTTCGTCGTAGATAACGTGGATCAGGGGAAACTACTATTTTAGACCACAGAAACCTGCACAAGTATCAACTTCGCGCAGCACAGTTCATTAAAGACAACCCAATGTGCGCTTTGTGGGTGGATATGGGGCTGGGTAAGACAGTCAGCACCTTAACCGCAGTCGTTGATCTTCTTGTATCAAGAAATATCAAGAAAGTTCTGGTTATCGCGCCACTGCGCGTAGCGCAACACACATGGCCGACAGAGATTAAGAACTGGAGCCACCTCAAAACCTTGCAGGTGTCGGTGATCGCCGGACTTAGCGCCAAGAAACGCGAGGAGGCAATGCACTCCTCCGCTCAAATTCACATCATAAACAGGGAAAACGTACAGTGGTTGGTAAACGCTTTGCAGCAAGATTGGCATTACGACGCCGTAGTCATCGACGAAAGCAGCAGCTTCAAGAGTCACAGCAGCCAGCGGTGGAAATCGCTACGGCAAGTAGTGAAGACCGGCAAGATCAAACGGATGATTCAGTTGACAGGCACACCGTCGCCAAACAGCCTGATGGAGCTATGGCCCCAGATATTTCTGCTGGATAGTGGGAAGCGTTTAGGCGCTACCCGTGGCAAGTTTATTGACACGTTTTGCCGTCAAGTAGGTAACCCGCAATGGAGCCAGTACGAAGTCCGCGCCGACATGAAAGAGACCTTGCAGAAACGTGTAGCCGACCTGGTTCTGCGTATGGCAGCAAAGGACTACTTAGAACTGCCTGACCGGATCGACAGTGATGTGGTGGTGCAGTTGCCACCAAAAGCACAGAAAGCCTACGCGCAGATGGAGAAGGACTTTCTGATTGATCTTGAGCAAGGGGAGATACTTGCAGCCAACGCTGCGGTCAAGATCAACAAGCTATTACAGGTGTCATCTGGTTCTGTTTACACAGAAGACGGTTACGAGGTTCTTCACGACGCAAAGATAGAGGCGCTGAAGGAGATTGTTGAGGCTGCAAACGAGCCTGTGCTTGTAGCGTATAACTTCAAATCAGACGCAGAGCGCATCTGCAAAGCCATAAAAGGTGCGGTAGTTCTCAAAAAAGACACTAACTTGATAAACCAGTGGAACGACGGCGAAGTGCCTATTATGTTAGCGCATCCTGCGAGTGCGGGGCACGGATTAAACCTCCAGAGGGGAGGGAGCCTCATCGTATGGTTCGGTCTTTCTTGGTCGCTTGAGCTTTATCAACAGTTCAACGCAAGACTCCATCGGCAGGGACAAACACGCCCAGTTCGCGTAGTCCATCTGCTGGCAGACACTGCCGCCGACAGGTTGGTGCGCGAAGTTTTGACCGACAAAGATGTATCTCAGAACTCTCTGCTTACATTTGTCGATCAATTTCGGAGGGCGACAACAAACAGTTGACAGTGTACTATGCGACAACAAAGCGTTGTTTAAGGATCGTTGTGAGCGAGTTTTACACACGACTTCTTCAGGCATGTGCGGAAAACCCCGACATACCAGAATACGGAAAAGGAAGGCAAACCTACATCTCTCAGCAAATGGGGGTGTCGCAGGAAGCGGTTAGGAAGTGGTTCGCTGGAGAGTCAAAACCAAAATCGGCAATGGGCCGCAAACTAGCAGGGTTACTAGGCGTTGATTACGTTTGGTTAGCACTAGGCACAAGCCACGGTG